TTAAAATGCCCCCTCTAATTCATTAATCAGTTGCACCTTCGGGCGATCAAAAAACACACCGGATTGTGCTTCACCATTCATTCCACGCAAGAAAAGGTAAAACACGCCGCCAAAATCCCGTTCGTAATCATAATTGCTATCCACACTTTTCAAATAACGGTGTAATGCCAAGGTATAAAGCAAATATTGCCAATCATAATGATGATGTAACATTGCCTTTTCTAAGGCTTTTGGGTGGTAATCCGCCAAGGTTTCACCAAGAAAATTCGATTTATAATCCAGCAAATAATATTTACCTTGGTGACGAAACACCAAATCAATTGTGCCACGTACCATTCCTCGAATCTCTTCAAATTGCAACATTTCAGCGGGGAAATGATGATGTGTCTGCAAGGCGTGGTTAAAGACATTCACATCAAAATACTCCCGAATGGATAAATAAAAGGGCATTTCTTTAATGCAATCCACTTTTGCCAGTTCGGCAAGTTTTATCGGTATTGTTGCGGATAATGGGGTTTGTGAAATTTGCTCGAACCATTGTTTTAACGGCTCAATAAAGGTTTCATCAAGCTGTAATTCTTGGCTGAGTTTTGTGATTGCCGTGTTGTTATTTAAGGCATTAAAATCGTTTTTTTCTAAATAACGGTGAAGCACCGTTCCCACTTGCGTACCACGTGGAAGGTCTAAAATCTCGGTATTTTTTTCCGTAGAAAGTGCGGTCAAGATTTCGGGCATATTTTCTTGCGTATCATAATCTTTTGCCTCATCAAAAATAACGGATTTTTTCACCGCACTTTCCTGCACATAATGCGCCCAACGATGAGCCTGTTCAATGGCTGTAAAACTGGTTACCCGCCAATTTTGTTCGATCTCACCATAAAATTTGGCGGCAGCAAGATCATCTTCTTTCGTAGCAAAAGATAAAGGCGGTAACGCATTTAATGTGTCTGCCGACTCAATCCGCACACTTCCCATTTTAGCCTGAAATTTTGCAAGTAATGGCTTGCTGTCATAGTCTTTCGATAATGCGAGGTTGTTGCCAATTTCACCTTGCGTGAGTACATAAAGCAACGGATTCCATTTATTCTCAAATTGGGTCGGCAATGCAAATGCCATCTGATATTTCGCACGGGTTAAGGCAACATACAGTAAGCGTAATTCTTCCGCCAACGTTTCTTGATTCAGCTCGTTTAAATGGCGATTTTGCATATCCCATAAAATCGCATCTTGTTCTTTGGAATAATAAAGATTAATGTCTTTTGCCGTTTTGCCTGCTTTACTTGGATCACGGCTCGGCACGCCTAAAAACGGCAACCAAACCAAATCATATTCCAGCCCCTTAGATTTATGAATGGTGACGATTTTCACCAACTGCCGTTCACTTTCTAAGCGAATTTGAGCCTCTTGTCTGCCCTCGCCTTGGATTTGTTTTTCAAACCAACTTAGTAATGCCGCCTCACTCTCATTCAAGGTTGCTGCTTGTTGAAGAATCTCTGCAAGGTGTAAAAAATCCGTTAAATCACGTTCACCACTCGGCTGGTTCAATAAACGCGCTGCAATGCCTTGTTCTAACAAAATTTGATGTAACATTGGCAACACGCCTTGCCGTTGCCACATTTGTTGGTATTCTGCAAAACTATCCGCCCAGCGTTGCCAATCCGGATCACTGTGATGAATCTGATGAATTTCTGCGGCATTTAAGCCAAAAAGTGCGGTCGCAATTGCATTTAAAATCGGGCGTTCTGCCACATTCAAGCAGGCTTTTAACACAAGCACCAATTCTTTCGCCACCGGACTGTCAAATACGCTGTTTTGATCGGAAAGATAAACGGCGGCAATGCCTAATTGTTGCAGTTCATTTTTCACTAATGCCGCTTCGTTTTTATCCCGCACTAACACGGCAATATTGGCGGCTTGTAATGGTTTGCTTTCCTGTTCCCCTTTAAAAATCGCCTGATTTTCAACCGCACTTTTCAACCAATGCTGAATGGAAACGGCACAAGTGCGTGCTAAGGCGGTTTTATCTAAATTTTTACCGTCATTTTCTGTTAAATAAAAACGATACGCCGGCTCACATTCATCGTTCAAATAAAATTGAGGATGATCGTCTCGCGCACCTACCGCTGAAAATTCGATATTGTCATAAATAAAGGGTGCGTTATCAAAATCAAATAAAGTATTCACCCCTTCCACGACCCGTTTTTCCGAACGGTAGTTTTTGATTAAGTTAAACCGTTCATCCGCCTGCGCCGCCGCTTTCAAATAGGTAAAAATATCCGCGCCACGGAAGCGATAAATCGCCTGTTTCGGATCGCCAATCATAATAAAGCCAATATTTTCCGCCTGTGGTTCCCGATAAACTTTTGAGAAAATTTGGTATTGTTGTGCATCCGTATCCTGAAACTCATCAATCATTGCAAAGGGATATTGAAAGCGGATCATTTCCGCCAGTTGATCGCCCTGCCCGTGTTGCAAGGCTTCACAAAGCAACCGCAATAAATCATCAAAGGATTTTTCTTGATGATTTTGTTTATATTCAAGCAATTTTTGTTGAATACCTTGGCGATAATGATAAAGCGTGATCTTCTTGAGTAATTCGGGATCAACCAAAGTCTTCACCCGTTCTTCCAATTCGGCAAAAATAGGAAATTCAAAAGGCGTTGCCCCTTCTTCCCCCTTTTGCGTCAATATTGATTGAAAAAAGTACTTTTCTAAGGTTTGATGAACAAGATAATCCCGAGGGGAATTCGCCCATTCGGTGATTTGCTCAAGCCAATTTTCTAAACGGGTGGTGTTATATGTTTTGCGGCTTAAGGATTTCGGCGTACCTTTTGCATATTTTTTCGTGATTTCATTGGTAATCAGTTCACGAATTTTTTCGACATTTTCCAACCAAAGGGTTTTCAATTCCTTTATCGTCTGAAAATAGCCCTCTATATTTTTCTGTAAAAATTCATCAACGGACAAAGATAAGGCTTGAGGATTCTCTATTTCTACCTGTACATTTTTGTCTAAATCCGCTTTTAAAATGCCTAACACAGCATCTGGCGAACCCAATTCCCTAGCGATAAAATTTGCGGTTTCAAAGGAAACGGGATAAAAATGCTCACGCCAAAATTCATTGGCAAATCGTTTTAATAAATCCGATTGATCTTTCAACAATTCCAAATTGAAATGAACGCCGGAATTAAAGGCATATTGCATTAACATTCGGCGGCAAAAACCGTGAATGGTGAAAATAGCGGCAAGATCCATATTTTGCTCGGCGAGTTTTAAACGCTGAATGGCAAGGGGAAGATTATCGAGGGTATTGCAAAGTGCGGTCAGAAATTCATCCTTTTTAAAGGCAGCAATGTCTTTTGTTTCGGCATAATTCGACAATTTTTGAATGGCATCGGTAATACGTTCGCGGATTTTTTGTTTTAATTCTTCCGTTGCCATTTCCGTAAATGTCACCACTAAAATTTCTTCCACATTCAAAGGGCGGAAAAAATTGTTCCCACCGGCTTGTAACAAAAGTCGAAGATATAAAGAACCGATGGTGTAAGTTTTTCCCGTACCGGCTGAAGCCTCAATAAGACTAACTTGATTTAAAGGCAATGTGACAGGGTTAAGCGGCGTTGTTTTTTTCATAATATGACCGAGGCTGAATTGAATGGCGGTATTTTAGGGATTAATCATCCCTTTGGCTATGCATAAAATTGATTTTTTCAATGCCAAGATTTCGCTACAATATGCCGCCGAAAATTCAAGAGCGTTGTTGAGGGAATATGCGAAAAGGTCGATGTTTTGCCTTGGTTGGTTTTTTGCTGGTAGGGGGATTTTTACCCTGCCTTGGTGGCTTACGCCCAAATGGGCGGAACGACTGGCAAATACTTTTTTAATGCCGGAATATTCACTACAACTCTCTCAAACTTGGACAATCAACCACAAGGGATGGCAAATACCATAACTAAACTAATAGAAACAATAACTTACCAATATTTCAAACACCTACAAAAGCAAATAATCGCAAATAAAAGTAAATATCAGACAGAACCGCCAGCCAATCGCCACTAAAAATAAGAAAAAAGCACAAGGGATTTTGCGAAAAACAATCCCTTTTTGTCCTAGCACATTTTTAGAAAGCTGTTTTCATTTTTAGAAAAAATCGGTTGTTTTTAGAAAAACTTTCTCCGTTTTGGGAAAAACTACTGCGCAGGATTAGAAAGTGGATTGAATTTGACCGCACTTTCTAAATGTGAAGGAGCAAAATGCGCATAACGCATTGTCATTTCAATCGTTGAATGTCCAAGTATTTCTTTCAAAACTAAAATATTCCCCCCGTTCATCATAAAATGGCTTGCGAATGTATGGCGTAAAACGTGGGTTAATTGCCCTTTGGGTAACTCAATTTCAGCCCGAAGTACCGCATTTTCAAAGGATTCATAGGCATCTTTAAACAACCGCCCACGTTTTCTAGGCAACATATCAAATAATTCTTTACTGATTGGCACGGTGCGATTTTTCTTTGATTTCGTATTAATAAACGTAATTTTATAAGGCATCACCTGTGATTGTGTCAGCGTTTCCGCCTCACGCCAACGCGCACCGGTCGCCAAACAAATGCGAACAATCAACCCCAAATCAGGGTTGCGGGAATTGTCGCACTCCACAAGTAAACGATAAATATCACGTTCATATAAAAACGCCAATTCCGTGTCCCGCTCTTTAAACAAGCGAACGCCTTCAAGTGGATTATCCCCCTTCCACTTCCGCAACGATTTCAACTCATTAAACACCGCCCGCAAATAGGCGTGTTCACGGTTTACTGTTGCCTCTTTGGGCGGGCGATTTTTATTGGTGGAAAACTCCCCATTAAGGCGGCGTTTGCGATAATCCGCAAATACTTCCGCATTAAATTCATTGGCAGGCGGATCGCCCAAGTGCGTACAAAGATTTTTCAGTTTCGCAAGACGTGCCTCACCGTCTGAAAGCGTTTTGCCGTGCACATCAAACCATTCTTGCACATAAAAACTTAGTGCCGGCAAATCATCGGATTCAGCGACAAAAACACCGACAGAATCAACCGCACTTTCTGTCGGTGCTTTCGCTTGATTATAAAAACGAAGAGCATCGCCTTTGGTTAAAAACCACTTGCGCGTGCGCTTGCCATTTACATAAACTTCTGCAAGCCATTTACCGCTTTTTGTATCTTTACGAACAGCCATTTAATTCTTGATATTTTTCACTAATTTTATTTGAAAGTTCTTCTGTTAATTTTAGGTATATATCAATTTCTTTATTTAACTCACATAGATGTATGGATTTAATCGAAAATCTGCTTAAAGGATTAATCTTTATATGAAACTCTTTCATAAAATGAATAGATTTAATTACTTCATTAAAATCTTTAAATTCAATAATATTAATTAAGAATAATTTATACCGATAAATACTAATATCTAGATCTTTGTTTAAAATGTTATCAAAAGTCCACAACATAGTGTCGTTATAAGTCTTAAACCGGGCGATATGATTTATTGCATCATTGCACATTGACTTTAGGCTATTTAAAAGAGGTTTAATGCTGTCCATTTCTCTTATCAATTCACCTTGCACATCATCAATTTTACTTATAATTGCATTTTTATTTTGTTCTTGAGCTTGATATGCAGCCTTTTTAGCATAACTTGCAGCTTTCCAAGTACCAATCAAAATCCCAACCGTACATCCTGCCATAACCCAATCAGTAAATTTTATCCCTTGAAAAATAGAAAACTGAAAGATATTGATTACACACGCCACCGCAAATGCGATCACAAACGGATACACAATTAACCACAATAAAAAATCTATTACAGGTGATTTTGATTCATCATTAAGAAATTTTTTCAAAGTATTTAGCACTATCGTTTTTTACACCCATCACGAATTTCACGCATTTCTTTTGCATTAAGCACAACATTTTGTGGAAGCACTTTATAAAGACTATTTGATGATGTGTCATAGAGTTGTCCATCAAAAATAAAAATAAATGTTTTATCCTTGATAAAAAACTCAAGATTTATGTAATCATCAAATTTTGACTCACTAATCATATATTGATTAGTTAATGTGTTATGATATTCAAGAGAAATATCAGGAATACGTTTACCTTTTGTTGATGTTTTATGGCTCTTTTTATCAAAAATTGAGCATTGCGCAGTAAATAAAAAGAAATCATTTTTAGATTTTCCAAAAGAAAAAGTAAACGCAGGTTTATCATTCATTGAGTAATCATCAGCAATGATATCGAACGGTTGATAATTGCCGGATTCAATCGAGCCAACAGCCAAAATAGATGAGGAAAATAAAAGACAAGTCAATCCGATTAATCTTTTCATCACACCTTCTCCATCTTCAAAATCACCTTCCCCACTACATCAATATCCGAAAGCTCACATTCAAAGCTGAATTTGCCACCGTCAACACGGATTTTTCCTGCCGGTAGCACAGTGATGTAACGGATAAGGTGGGAATTTTCCACAATGACGAAATAATCGCCATCAACCAAGTTGCCGTAATCACTTGTGGCAAAATATGTTTTGTTGTCTTCCTCAACACTAAACACTTTGTCGTAGCTTTCACGGCTATCTAAATTCGGTAAATATGGCAAAAGAAAGGGTTTATTCCCCATTATGAAAGATTTTCCATTTTCTAACTTAATAGAATGAAAATATTTCAAGTCCATAGAATTATCAAAAATTGGCTCTTCCCCAAAGGCGACATAGTCCAATCTTGCACCGGTTTCTTTCACGCAACGGATAACTAATTCAGCGGGGAAAAAACCACGAGAAGCCCAAGTGCCAAAGGTACTATGAGGCATTCCTAAATGTTCAGCAAGAAGTCTCCTATTAGCAAATCCATACGCTTTAACTATTCGGTTTATCACTTCTTTTCCACCGATCAAATCAAAATTTAACTCATTTGACACAAAATCACCTATTGACAACTCAATGAACACAGATATATTATTTGTGTGTCAAATGACACAAATATAATATATACGATTATTTACAAGACTAGGAGTGTAGTCAATGAACAATCAAAATGCAATTTGTATAAATATACAGATGGAACAGCCTTATATGACAAGAGAAGAGTTTGCTAAGAAATTAGATATCAGCCCAAGTATGGTCGATGAATTAAGAAAAGAAGGCGTGTTGAAATACTACAAAAGGAAAAATGCTCAAGGAAAAGAAACCAAAAACGGTTTAGTGCTGATTGATTTGGTTGCGATTGCCGTTCGTAACGCCAAAAACGCATTTGAACCCTAAACCGCACCAAAGTGCGATCAATTCCAAACAAGATTTTAGTTATATAAGGGGAAGAAAATGACTAAAACATCAACATTCAAATTCTTTATGCAAGAGATAATCGAAAACGACGATTTTTCACTTGAGCAAATAAAAAATATCACAGCAACAATTAGACAACCTATTCACGTTTCGTCAAACGTTCAATATACGGCAGAACCACATCAAGTAATTCGGGATTTGTTTGCTTCATTGCGTCAGCAAGCGCGTGAAACTCATTCTCCACATCATCAATCACATCAGGATGACGGGCAAGCCCACGCAACAAACAACCAAGCACGCGTTCTTGAATTCCCTGTTGTAACTGAAGTTGATAAAGCTGTGTTTGAATCTGTTCAAGCGTATTTAAGTTCTGATCGCTCATTGAATGCACTCCGTCATTTAAGTAACCGTTTATTTGTGTTGGCAAAAGCATACAACAAAAGCGGCAAATAACAAAGCGAGGCGCGGGCAATGTACGTTTCAGAAAGCAAAAGTGCGGTTGAACAATGGTATGAACAACACAAAATGCCATTATCCAACGCTAAAAATAGCGAAGAGGTCTTGCACGAAATGGCGTTAAGCAAATATGGTGTAGAACGTGCCTTTAATGGCTTAACCTACAAACAGCGCGAAACCCTCAAAGCCATTTCCGATATTGAACCGCTTGAAGACTACATCAACCCCGATTTATCCGGCGACAAACTTTGTCACTACAACAAAACAGGCATTACTAAATTGGCAGAAGGGCTAAAAACCATTGCTGCTATTCGTGCTGCGTTTCCAAAAGCCTTACGCCTTGCCGATTTCTTTTTAATCGACCCACACACAAGGGGGCAAAAATGAACAAACTCAATCCCGCAGGTTGTTTAAAGTCGGCCGGCAAATGGCGGGATAAATATCACCGCTACCGCACAAAATGGGAATATTTCAAACGCCAAAATAACGAAACCGCCGCCAATGCTATTTATCACAAAATGGTGATGGCATTAGATAACGTGAGCTATCTCACGAAAAAAGCCGAAGAACTCGCACATTAAGGAAAACACAATGCAAGAACACATTATTGAACTCTCAAATCGCTACGCCTTAAAACTAAGAAATGGGCTATATGTGCTTTATCAAATCACATTCAATGAAAACGGCACTTATGAACGCACCGGTGGGAAAGTCTGTAAAAACCTTCTTTCCGTGATTGATACCCTGATTTATTGCGAACTGGAAAAAGAAGAAGCCGCTACCCTAACGGAAATTGCCAAACAATTAGGCGCAATACAGGCGGAAGTGCAACGCATTGCCGAAATCCAACAGGAATATGCCCACGCTTAGGCAATTTTTTTAGGCAAAATCATTAATTCAATTCATATAAGAAAAGTATTTATAAAAACATTTAATTTAGAACAAGCATTACAAGGCGCACCGGTGCGCCTTAACAATGGCTTTAAAGCCTATGTCTTCGCCGATGTCAGCAATCTTGCACCTGGCGATCTCTACCCGATTATCGGTGGCTACGCTTACGAAGTACGCACGTTTAACGGTGAGCCGCGTAAATTCGTTTTTGGCGATGAACGTTGGACAAAAAAAGGCGAGGCAAGCAAAGTCAATCATCATTTTAACATTGCCGGAATGTGGGAAGACTAGGCAATGCAAACCACGTGGGAACAACAACGCGACACCAACATCGCCGCCAAACAAGCACATATGGCGGTGGTGTTGGCGGAACGTCATCAAGCGGCACAGCACGAAGCAGTAATGCCCCGTGTTATTTTGCCAAATGATGAAATAACCTACACCCCACTACAATTAGATTTATTTAACACCAATCCACAAGATTTTGATTACATTGAGCAAAAACTGGCAAAACTGCCCCGCCAAAGACAGCGCGAACATTTCCGCAAACTCTATCTCAATGCTTATCGTTCCGTTCAAGATGATGGTTCTATCGCTTTTTCACTAGGCAATAAACAACGCCGACACGCCAATAATTTCTTGCGTGAAGTGTTGGATGTGCGCCTTAAAAAAGTTCTTGAGCAATATCAAATCAATGTTCCCGACCTATTGGCATTTCACGCCGGTCGCGTGCAATGGTTGAATGAATTAAAAGCAGACATCACCGACAAGCAAGCACAGCCGGAACTGGAAAATTTTGAAAATGAGTTGGAATATCAAAAACTCAACACACAGCTTGCAATGCAAGCGAAGAAAAAACAAGGCAAAAGCGAGTTGCCCTTTTATTTAATTGGGGAAACCAAGTTAAAAGAAATTGCCGCAAAATTTGCCGATGAATTTATTAAATTACAAATTGATTGCGTGAATATTTATCACGTATTAAACCCACAATCCCTCAATCACGAAGAATTAACGGCGTGTTTTCTGGCCCTTTATAAAAAGTGCGGTCAAATTGCGTTAAGTTTTGGTTTTCGCCTGCCACATTGGGAAAAAATCGAAAAAAACAAAACCCCAAAAGGTGAACAAGTGGACGTGGTACTGGAAAAAGTCTGCTGCGAGAAATATTGGTTTAAACGTATGCGCGGCATACAAAAGCAAATGGTGGAACATATCGCCATTGCAAGCGGTGAAGTGCGCAAAGGCGTAAGTAGCTATATCTCTTTCTATGGGTTAAACCAATGGATTAATCAACAACGCAAGAATTACGACTACTTGCGTGCGATGATTTTAGAAAATGTGGAAAACCCCGAAGAACAAATTGAACTGTTCGACACCTTTATTAAATCTTCTGCCTGCCCTGCCATTCGCCGCATTGAATTAATGAACCGTTGGCGCGGTGTGGAAATTTGGGCAGATCATAACGGCTACATTGGGCTATTTCTCACCTTAACCGCGCCTTCAAAATACCACGCCGTATTAAGCAAAAGTGGGGAAAATAACCCCAAATGGAACGGTAGCAGCCCAAAACAAACCCACAACTATTTAAACCGTGTTTGGCAGCAAATGCGCGCCATTTATAACAAACACAAAATGGTGAAATTTGGCATTCGTGTGGCAGAACCGCATCAAGACGGCACACCGCACTGGCACATTTTGGTTTATGTAAAACCGGAACACAAAGACGAATTTATTGAAATTTTCCGCCGCAAAGCCCTTGAAGAAGACGGGGACGAAAAAGGCGCGGCAGAAAACCGCATTGATGTGAAAGAGTGCGATAAAGAACGGGGTTCTGCCACCGCTTACCTTGTGAAATATGTGTCAAAAAATATTGACGGTTTCGCCTTAGACAACGAAACATCAGACGAAGATCCCGACTTAAATTTAAAACTCAACGCCAAACGCGTGCGTGCTTGGGCGAGTACACATCGCATTCGCCAATTCCAATTTTTCGGTGCCGGCACAATCGGCATTTATCGTGAATTACGCCGCTTAATCAACGGACAATGCGAAGACGAAATCACCGAAAAAGCCCGTCTTGGTTGTGATTTGGGCGATTATGCTTTTTATTTTGACTTACAAGGCGGCGCGGAAACCCCACGAAGCGAACAGCCATTACAACTGGACTACGAAGAAAAAGAACCAAATCAATACGGTGAAAAACGCAAAGCCGTAATTGGGGTGAAGAATAAATTCACCGATTACGCCGTGAAAACCCGTCTTAAAAAATATGTGATTAAAAAACGCCCGAAAGATTTTACACCTCGCTCGGTTGAGCGGAGCGAAACCGAAAAAAGCGGGCTTTGCCCGCCTTGGACTTGTGTCAATAACTGTAACCGCTCAAAAATTGAGCAAAAAATAAAACAGTTATTGATCCCGATTTGTGCGCCATTAAATGAACAAAAATTAGACTATTTATTCAGGTATAAACGGCTAACGATTGATAAATACACCGCCCTTGAATTGAAAGATAACGATGTGCAGTTAGTTAAACGTAATCAACATATGATTGTGTCGCTTACCCCTACGCCAAGAAACATCCAAAAATTGAAAGCCTTACATAAAAATCAACGTACTCAATAGGAGAAACATTATGAAAAAACGTAAACAGAAACAAATGCAACGACTACTTGCGGCAAAACAGGCTGAAAAGTGCGGTCAAAAATGCAGTCAAATTGAGCTGAAAAATTTACAAGGGCAAGTTTGGGATCTTGCTATCCAATCTCAACAGACGGTAAATCAAATCAAAACCCACGGCGAAACATTAAGACTATGCAACCGCTTTTTCTCAAAAGAAATTCAGCGACTTGAAAAACGCCTCACAACCGATCGTATTGGTGACACATTACTCAATTTGCTTGGGGGAATGATTGGTGGGATTGTCGGTGTGTTTATGTGGATTTTGTGTATTCTTTGAGGGGAAATATGAACAAATCCAACACTAAAAAATCAGACAAGGATTTATGGGCGACACCTTGGTGGGTGTTCCATTATGCCGAATATTATTTCGGCATAAAATTTGATCTTGATGCCTGTGCAATGGCACACAACACAAAAGTAAAAAACTTCATCACGCCGGAACAAAACACGCTGATAGCAGATTGGAAAGGGCGTTATGTTTGGATGAATCCGCCTTATTCAAATCCACTGCCTTTTGTATTGCGTGCGGTACAACAAAGCGTGTTACACAATAAAACCGTGGTGATGTTGCTAAATGTGGATAGCTCCACAAAATGGTTTGATGTTTGCCTGCGAAATGCAAAAGAAATCGTGTATATCACCAATTCCCGCATTCCCTTCATCAATAATGAAACAGGCGAAGAAACCGACCAAAACAATAAACCGCAAATGTTGGTGTTATTTGAACCCAAAGCCCCTTACGACAGTTTGAAATCGTCTTATGTGTCGTTGCACGAGATGAAAGAAAAGGGAACATTACAATAATTTTTCAATTATCAAATAAAAAAAGTAGGTGTTATACACACAAAATAATTGACTTGATTTTTAAAGTAGGTATAATACCCACCATAGAAAGACAACACAGGAGACAAGGTGGACAGCAAAGCAGCAATAAAAATGATCGAGGCGGACGGTTGGTATTTAGACAGAGTAAAGGGCAGTCATCATCAATACAAACATCCGACAAAATCGGGAACAGTAACGATTCCCCACCCAAGAAAAGACTTGGGACATTTAGAAAAAAGTATTAAAAAACAAGCGGGGCTATAAGCCCCCTTTGAAGAATAGGAGAAAAAATGCTATATCCAATTTGTATTGAAAAAGTCAGCGATGGTTATGTGGTATCTGTGCCGGATGTGCCGGGTTGTTTTTCTGCCGGTGATACCTTATCAGAGGCAATGTTAAACGCAAAAGAAGCCATTGCTTTTCATATTGAAGGAATACTAGAAGACGGCGAAGAAATGCCAAAATCGAACCCAATAGAACAATATATTAATCACCCGGAATACAAAGATTTTATTGTGACAGTGGTTGATGTTGATTTATCTCATCTAATGGGGAAAGCCGAAAAAATTAATATTACCGTTCCGTCATTATTATTACACCGTATCGATCAATTTGTTGCAACCCATCCGGAGTATAAAAATAGAAGCAACTTTTTGGCACAATTAGCCACAAATAAATTGCTTTCTGCATAAAATAAAGCCGCTATTTCTAGCGGCTTTTCTCATCATCTAATAGCTTTCGCAAATTGGCTTTTTCCTCTTTGGAAAGTTTACCCAAAACCAATGCTAACAACTTGTCTTTTGTCAGTTTACTACTTCTTGTGGTGTGGCTAAATTCCATATTCATCACAAAACGATGACCACAAAGGGGATTTTTACAGGCACAATAATAACGGGTGAAATCACTGTGTATCCGTTCAGCTCTTTCTATCACCGATTTTGTATCGCAAACTGCGCAATAAATATCTGTTGTTCTTGCCATTTTCCCCAAAACCACAAAATAAATCAGTGTTTATCATTATATAGATCACTGTGGTTTTGTATAGTATTTGATCGGGGATTTATTTTGTAAAATTTGGCTCACGAAACTTGATTTTTAATAACGTTTTGATTTCGGGGTCATTATTTATAGACTCCGCAATAATTTCTTGTAATGGCAACACTTCATCATAGTGATACACCTCACGATATTTCAACGGATCGCCAAGCCCTGCCGTATTGGTCGGAATAATGCCGCTTAATCCGGCCGGAAAGCGATGTGCGGTTAAAACATCTTGTGCAGAAATGTTTTTAATATTGGCAAACTCATCTTTTGTGCCGGTATCTCCAATCGGAATGACTTTCAAACCGTCCGGATGACCGTTGGCAATATTCACAAACATTGATCGGAAATTCCCAACCCCTTTTGATTCACCAATCTTTTTTGCAATTTCTTCTTCCATATCTTCCGTTAAATCGGGATCAGTCGAATACAAAATAAAGCCCATATGCGCACCGTTGCTAAAATAACGACGGCGAAACACAGTGGCATCGGAATTTAACAATGCGGATTGAATACCGCCTACATAATCAGGCGATCCATAAACCTGTTGCATTGGGTCGTAAAGTTTAATAAAGATAATATCCCGTGCATCGTAGCGATAAACCTCTTGCGCTGTATCATAAAGGGATTTTTTCATCAAATAAGAATAGCCACCGTCTTTACGCACACGCAAATAGAGGCCCGATAACGGCACAAGGCGCACCACTTGTCCAAATCCATTACGTATTTTCAATAACCCAACATCACCAAACTGAATGAGATTCAAACAAAGCGCACGCATTTCTACTTTAGATAAGGCTTTACCGCCCTCATAGGTTGCACTCACCATATTCGCACGGCTATGTAAAATCCCACCGTGTTGTGCGTTTTGGTGGGGCAATTTTGCTAACGCGTGGCGGTTCACCGGAGGCAAATAACAGTTATAATTTTCATCAAACCCAATCCCCACATAATCCAATGCCGGAGAGGCGGTGATTTCATTTAATGAAAAAGTGCGGTCATTAATCGGTGCAATCACCATCGGTTTATTTTTCTTTATTTTTATATTATTTTTCACTTAATACACTCCATCCACGGCGTTTACGTGGTTTATCACTTAATGATTTTTTATTAATAGCATTGCAGATCGCAAAAAACACATCGGCGTGCTGCGTTTTTACTGTACGTTCTGCCGTAAAAGTCATTGTATTGCCCGATTTGGTTGTTTGGTGCTTAATCATCAAAAAGCTCGGTACAATATCAATTTCTTTTTCGCTCCACTCAATTTGCCCGTGTTCCACGAGATCGTGGACTTTCAGCACCATACCCGTTTTGCTTTCGGGGTTGTAAATAATGGCGGTTGCCGCGCGGCGTGCAAATTCTTTCACTAATTCATACACCCCATAACCCACACCCGTTGCATCAATGCCGATGTAGGTCATATTGTATTTTTCATAAAGTTGGCGTATTTGATTGGCTTGATAGACATAAGAAAGCCCGTTCCATTGATAACGTGCCAACACGCGATATTTCTCGCCGGCAAGGGCAGGTGGGGCAACGATTACAAAACTTGCGCCATCCCCACTATGAGCAGGGTCAAAACCGCCCCATACTTCCCGCTCACCAAATGGGCGATCCGCTTTCGGGTCAAAATCCGCCCATTTCGCCGTATCAACACCACATTTTAAAAGTTGCTTAATATTAAAAATGGAATCCGCATCATCAATCCAAACACACATATAAAGCTGATTGAAGGCGTATTTGCTATAACGTTGTTTCAGTTTTTCAATGTTAAACAATGCCCCTGCACCGCCTTTGAGTGCATCTTCAATCGTCACCACATAACGCCACTGGCCGTCAGGACAAAGTCGCCCGCCGTCACGTAATTCGGCAAAAGTGGGGAACGGCACGTTTTTACGTTTCGGATCACCATCGCGCCAGTTGTCTCCACTCCAAAATGAATAGGATTCGTGGAATTTGGAAGACGGTGTACTGAAATAGGTTTCACGCCATTTTGCGTGTGTCGCCATTGCAGAGGCAACATCATTAAACCGCTGAAAATCACGAATCCACGCATATTCATCACCGTAAACGTGGCCGCTATTCCCCTGTGAAGTATTTTTGTTGGTTGATAAAAAGTGCAATTCCGCCCCGTTACTTAAAATAATCGGATTGCCGGTCAGTTCTACCCCGAAATATTCACGCGCCATTTTTACAATGTAATTTTTGAAAATTTCTGCCTGCCGCTTACTTGCCGAAAGAAAAATTTGGTTATCACCGGTAAAAATAGCATCTTCCAACGCCTCAAAACTAAAATAATAGGTCGCACCAATTTGGCGGCTTTTCAGAATATTGCGTACATCGTGGTGTTTATTGGCACGAATATGTTTTTGATAATCAAATAGGGAATCAATAAACGGCTGACACATCTCGGGCGTGACGTGGGAAATATCATTTTTTACCCGTTTTTTCTTCTTGCGTTCGTCACCGCCTCCACTGTCGGCAAAGTCGCGTTCACTATTAGAAACTTCCGCAAAATTGACCGCACTTTTTGTCGGCACTTTGGCAAGTTGCGCTGCCCGTTGCTTTTTATACTGAATGTCTTTATCAATCAGTGCCTCAAGTTCTTTGATTTCTTGATCGCTTTTATTTTCACGTTCCGTCAACGTGATAATGCGTAATGCGATCAGTTCTTCAATACCGCTTTCACTGATTAAATTTCGCCAGTTGTATTTTTCCGCCCAATAGTAAATCGGGCGTGTGCTATTCAGTTTTAATTCCGCCGCAATCTCTTTTGGTGTGTATTTCTTCAAATAAAGAAACTTAGCGGCATAAATCACTTCATCATCATAGCGTTTTGTTTTTCTTATTCTTAGCTTTGATTCCGTCATATTCTTTGTTGCTGTTGCTGTTGCTGTTGCTGTTGTTGTTGTTGTGTTGGGCGTATTGTGGCAACAAAAACAGCAAAAATTTAATGGCAAAAATTGGATATGTTCGGATATGGTCGGTTATCCGCTTATATCCGAACATATCCGAATTTTGCAAAGTGATTTTAGAAAAAAGATCGGCAAAAATGGCGGCACTTGAAAAACATACCTTTCCCCAAAGGTTCAACAAAATGAATAAAAGCAAACTCAAAACCGATTTTATTTGCATTGCCACATCGGGCTATACCGTGGACGGCCGCCAAATTACCGCGCAAGAATTGCACGAAATGGCAGAAAGTTATGATCCGAATCATTACACCGCCAATCTTTGGTTAGAACACCGCCGTTATTTTAGTTGCGGTCAAGTATTAGAGTTAAAAGCCGAAGATCAAGAAAACGGCGAAACCAAATTATTTGCCGTGATTGCTCCAAACCAAGAATTGATCGATTTAAACCTTGCCGGTCAAAAATTATTTACCAGCGTAGAAATTATGCCGAATTTCCGTAACACCGGAAAAGCCTATTTATATGGCTTAGGTGTAACCGATTCCCCGGCATCCGTTGGCACAACAAAACTGGATTTCTTCAATGTAGAACAAAACGGCGCAGTTTTTGGCGAGTTCGTCAAAATTGACTTTGCCGTAAAAAATGAGGCAGACGAAGAAAAAATGGTACGCAGTTTTTTCAACGCCATCACAAAATTCTTTTCATCTTCCGAGCAAATCGAGGAAGAAAAAACAACTCCCAATAACAACAATAATAAAGAGGAAAAAGCAATGGATGAAAAACAATTCGCACAATTACTTGATGCGGTAAATGGTTTAAGCCAAAAAGTGGATAACCATTTTTCGGCAACACAAGAAACCAAGCCGGCACAAGAAGCGAAACAGGAAGAACAAAAACCGGAACAACCGCAAGGCGTTACGGCGGAGCAGTTCAATCAACTTTTAACCACGGTGCAAAATCTTGATAAAAAATTCAATGAATTAAATCAAGAAAAAACACCAGTGCCAAACGGTGTACCGGAAGCAACCCAAACGTTTAATATGGCGGTGTAAACAATGAAATTAGAAACTCAAAAAGTATTAAAAGAATTTTTCTCAAATGTTGCCGGTTATTACGGCGTAGATGCAGAACGCATCGAACAGGGTAAAGAATTTTCGGTTGAAGCCAACAAAGAAATTCACCTATTGGACAACATTCAGAAAAAAGCCGACTTCTTGCAAAAAATCAATTATATGCAAGTGGATGAACTGAAAGGGCAATTAATATTCGGTGCAACCGAAGGAATGATTACCGGGCGTAAGAAAACCGCACGTTTTTATGGCGAAGCTGAACCAAGCGGCTATGGCTACGAATGTGTTGAAACCGATTCAGGAATTTTAATCCCGTGGCCGCGTTTAGATCAGTGGGGCAGTCTTGCACCACAATTTGCCCAACGTTGGGCGGATTTTGTACAACGCCAAATCGCCTTAGATGAATTAAAAATCGGTTTCTATGGTGAAAGTGTTGCCGAAAATACAAAAGATGCCGAAGGTAAAGATGTCAACAAAGGTTGGATGCAATTTGCCCGTGATAACAAAGCAACTCAAGTCTTAACCGGTGGTAAAACCGACAATATCATTCGCATTTTTGGTGCAAACGCCGATTACAAAAACTTAGATGAACTTGCCTACGATCTAAAACAAGGCTTACACGAACGCCACCGCGATGCAGGTGATTTAGTGTTCCTTGTGGGGGCGGATTTAGTGGCAAAAGAAGCGAGTACCGTTTACCGCGGCAATAGTTTAATTGCCACCGAAAAAGCGGCATTAAATACCCACGATTTAATGAAAACCTTTGGTGGTATGCCTTCAATGATCGTGCCGAATATGCCGGGACGTGCGGCGATTGTAACAAGTTTGGATAACTTATCCATTTACACTCAAAAAGGTTCTATCCGCCGTAGTTTCCGTGAAGATCAAGAGGTGAAAGCCATTAAAGACACCTATTACCGCAATCAGGCTTACGCCGTGGAAGATTTAGGCAAATTCGCCGCAATCGAATTCAAAAACGTGAAATTGGAAGACGAACAATAAAGGCAAATCAAAATGGGAATGCGAGATTTTCAACGCCGAATGCAGGCATTAGCACAAATTAATCAAACCACAGAAAACCACACACAACAAAGTGCGGTTGCCACACAGGGTAAAGATTATGCCGTACTTGAAATTGCCTGTAAAAACGATGTAAACGCCGTACGTGCATTCCCAACACGAGCCGAAAAGAACGACTACAAACGCAATCGCTTTTTACCAAAGTGGTTGCCGTTTGTTGAACAATATTTTGAACAAGGAACAATCTATCAAAATGATTATTTGGTTTATTGCATTGTGTATTTGTTTGACATTGCTGATTTTGACCGAGCCTTGTCACTGGCTGAAAAAGCAATTTTACAAAATCAAGCAATGCCGGAAGGGTGGCAAACCACCTTACCAAACTTTGTCGCCGACCAAATCTACAACTGGACAGACAAAACCGCCGCAGCCGGTCAATCCGTTGAGCCATATTTTGCACAAACTTTTAAAAACGTGGCGACCCAATGGCAACTACACGAAATTGTCAAAGCAAAATGGCTAAAACTGGCAGCGGCCCTGCTCTTACGCACCCCACAGGGCAAAGTACAGGCAAGTGGGATTGATGATGCCGAAACCCTCGTACTTGCCATTCAACTGTGCAACCGCGCTTTCCAATTAAACCCAAAAGCCGGTGTAAAAAATATGATTGAACGTTGCGCAATGCGTTTAAATGCATTGGCAAAAGCGGGCGAATATGATCCCAACAGTCTTCCCCAAGTGGCGGGCTTGAGTTTGAAACAAACCCAAATTGATTTTGACAAGGTGATTGAAAAACTCACAGCCCGCCCACTCTTAAACAATGATAACGGGGGAGAGAATGTTTAACGGCAGAACACAAGATTATGACGACACCGTAATAAGCAATAGTGGCTTTTGGTGTGATGTGTCGATCGAAGAGTTTCAAAAACAACGTGCTATTCCCCTGCAAATTCCGGTGGAAATGGTGAAAACCGTCTTAGTTGCCGCAATGCAAGGCGTTAACCTTGATTTGGTTACGGTGGAAGAAAATTATCGCCAAAGTGCGGTCAATTCTGTGCGAGAAATTTCAAGCCAAAGTATTAATGGCGAAAACTACGCGGAAACCCTTTACAAAAAAGCGGTATTCGCTCGCGCTAAAGCGGAATTATTACCGGAATTTAACACCCTTTCAGGGCGGGAAATTCATCAAAATCGTGAATACGTGGCAGAACAAAAAAGCCTATTAGCGGAAGCAACCCACGCTATTCGCACCTTAAAAGGCAAAAAACGGGGATCAGTATGGCTACTGTAAAAAAGATGTTGTACCAACAATTAACAGATTTCCTGCTCACCAAGCTACCGAAACGCTATCACGGCAATTTTTATAGTTGGATTGAAGACGGCAAATTACTCAATGAAGGGCGACAAGTTACCGATAACGGAATAGAAGTGTGCCATTTGTCCTACAACGGCGTATTTCACTTTGAGGCGTTGCCATTCAACGAAATTTCACCGGCTTATTTAATGGCATTTATTCAAGTATGGGTAAACGAAAACGATCCAATGCGGGATATTTTAGGTTATGACGAAATCCCCTTTGATTTAGACATTATTGACGATAACACCGCAGATGTCATTTTTACCATTGCTTTTCGTGAACCACTCACGGCAATGAAGTTCAGCAAAGGCGAATTACAAATTGATGGTGAAAATTATCGGTTAGATAACATTGAGGTGTTTACCGCTGCTGAAATTGATCTTGTTGTAAGGATTGAAAATGAAAATTCAAATGGGGATCGATAGAAACGATTTAAAAAAGTTTCTGAAAGATCTTGAAATTATCGCACTCCCCGATAAGAAAAAACGTGAAATTCTTATTCGATCTTTGCAGATGATTAAACGCCAAGCAGTAAAAACTGCATCAAACCAACGTGATCCTATGGGAACAGGTTGGAAAAAACGCAAAAACGGTACGGCAAAAATGCTACGCCGCATTGCAAAACTGGCAAATAGTAAAGCGGAAAAAAACAAAGGGGCATTGTTCTATAAGCAAAAACGAACTGGTGAAATTGCACAAGAACATCAAGAAGGGATTCCACACTTATTCAAAAAAACGGAATTTACCGGAAAAAATAAAGGTGGCATAGGTTCCGACCCCTGCACCTTGCGCCAAGCGAAAAAATTAAAAGATTTAGGTTATACCGTAGCAAACGGTAAAACAAAAGGGGGCAAAGCAAAACGCAGAAAGCCCACATTAAGTGAAATTCGTAGCACTTTATCACGTGCAAAAGCGAGTTTAATTATTCGTAAGTTAGAAGAAAAAAACGGAATGAACCCAAGTAAACATTTAACACAATGGATTATTCCAACAGAAAAACGGGCTTTCTTAGATACACGTGATGAAGAAAACGCCAAAATTATTTTGGCAGAAATTCAAAAATATACCCAAAAACAACAATAAGAGGACAGTAAAAAATGTTCCCATCCGTACAAATTAACGCCCTTAATCAATTAAGCGGTGAATCCAAAGAAATTGAACGCCACGCGTTGTTTGTTGGCGTGGGTGAAGTCAATGCCGGCAAACTGTTGGCACTTACACCCGATTCGGATTTTGACAAAGTCTTCGGTGAAACGGAAACCGAGTTAAAAAAACAAGTGCGTGCGGCAATGTTAAATGCCGGTCAAAACTGGTTTGCCCACGTTTACATTGCGCAAGAAGAAGGTTACGACTTTATTGACTGTGTCAAAAAAGCCAATCAAACCGACTCTTTTGAATATTGTGTCAATACGCATTATTTGGGCGTAGATAAAGTAGCGATCAATAAGCTGCAAGAATGTTATGCGGAATTATTAGCGAAATTTGGTCGCCGCACATTCTTCATTCAAGCCGTGCAAGGCATTAACCGTGATGAATCGGACGGTGAAAACTGGGAGCAATATGTGCAAAAGCTCACTACATTGCAACAAACCCTCGTTGCCGATCACGTGTGCTTAACGCCGTTACTTTTTGGCAATGAGGCGGGGGTATTGGCGGGGCGTTTGGCAAATCGTGCCGTGACCGTTGCCGATAGCCCGGCACGGGTGCAAACAGGGGCATTAGTTAGTCTTGGCAATGCAGAAAAACCGTTAGATAAAGACGGCAATGAATTAACTCTTGCGCATCTTAAATCGCTAGAAAGTGCGCGTTATTCCGTGCCGATGTGGTATCCGGACTATGACGGCTATTACTGGTCGGATGGTCGCACATTGGACGTAGAAGGCGGTGATTATCAAGTCATTGAAAACGTGCGGGTGGTTGACAAAGTGGCGCGCAAAGTGCGGTTGTTAGCGATTGCCAAAATTGCCGATCGTTCCTTTAATTCCACTGTATCCAGTACGGAATATCACAAAAGCTATTTTGCCAAACCGCTGCGTGATATGAGTAAATCCGCAACCATTAACGGCAAAGATTTTCCGGGTGAATGTATGCCGCCAAAAGATGATGCCATTACGATTGTTTGGCACAGCAAAACCAAAGTTACGCTTTACATTAAAGTGCGTCCTTATGATTGCCCGAAAGACATCACGGCAAACATTTTCTTAGATTTAGAAAGTTTAGGAGATTAAAAAATGGAACGAATCAGCGGAATGAGTTTTGACTTTTATTTGTTCGGTTTCCCGATTCACGCCGAATCGATCAGCCTGTCTATCACCGATAACAGCGCAGTAGCATTAACTCGCGGTATTCCCGATGGTTGGGTAAGTGGTGATGTGGCGGCAGAAGGTGAAATTGAATTAGATGAAAAAAACTTTAACAAAATTGCCACGGCCGCCGCTGCATCCGGTAGCTATCGCAGTATTCCGGAAACGGATTTCACCTTTTTTGCTATGCGTGGCGGTGTACGTTCAAAAGTAGAAACCTTCGGCAACAAACTTATTTTGACCGATATTTTGAATATCGATCCAAAAGGCGGGGCAAAAACCACGAAAAAAATTAAATATTTTGTGACAAGCCCCGATTTTGTACGCATTAACGGCGTGCCGTATTTATCCGATGAAGACACTCGCGATCTTATCGGCTAACCCAATTTAGGCGACCGATCGTGCTGACGTATAACAACAATAAATCTAAGCAAGTGCGGTCGGTTTCCTAAATGTTTTGAGGGATTTTTATGAGTAATAAAGTAGATGGCGTAACGCCCTTTGTCGGTTCAATAATTGCGCTTATTTCAAGTTTAACCTTGGGCGAATGGTATGCATTATTCGGGATTTTGTTCGGCGCAATTTCCGTATGGATAGCTTACCGAAAATACAAAGAAGATGTTGCCGTTCGTAAAGAAGAATTGGCTTACAAAATGTTAGTGGCAAAAATTGAAGCAAAAAAATTAGGAATTCATACCGATGAGTAAAAAATTTGGTGCAATGATTGTTTGTTCGGCAATCGCCGTAGCGGCGGCATTTTACACACAGCAGGAAAATTTACCCAAACACGAACAAAACCAAGTCAGCCTTCAAGCGGTTCATATGATTGTAAATTTAGAAGGTTGTACCCGCAATCCTTACAAATGCCCTGCTGATGTATGGACGAATGGTGTGGGCAACACCCACAACGTTGATAAAAATAAAATTCTCACTATTGATGACGTGGCAACGGATTTACGGCGAAACATTAAAGAGGCGGAAAATTGTATCAATGCGGATTTTAACGGTAGAAAGATGAACCAAGGACAATATGATGCAATGGTGTCATTAGCCTTTAATGTGGGATGTGGCAACATCAAACATTATTACAACAAAAAATTAGGTAAATCAGTACAAACCACCCTTTACCGTGCCGCTAATGCAGAAAACTGGGAATTAATGTGCAATCACATTTCCGATTTCAACAAAGCCGGTGGCAAAGTGTTGAAAGGCTTGCAACGCCGCCGGGAAAAAGAAAAAGCAATGTGTTTGGGGAAGTAAATGAATTTTAAACCACTTTTAATCGGCTCATTGCTTATTGTATTTGTTGGGGCTATTGGTTCTGCCTTGCATTACAAAAAACAAGCGGAAACAACCGCACTTTTATTAATGCAAAGCGAGCAAACCCTCAAACAAAATGTGGCAATGTTACAACGGTATGAAAGCCAAAATGCCGAACTTACCGCCCAATTAAACCGAGCGAACAAACAAGCCGAATTACGCCGGCAACAACTAAAGGACGTGCTAAACAATGCAGAAAATAAAATTTGGAGTGATGGGCGTGTGCCTGCCGATGTTGCTGGCGTGTTCAACAACCGAACCAAAACCAAATAATTTACGGCTAATTTGCCCGCAAACTACCGAATGTCGCCCATTACAGGTGAACATTCAAACTAACGGCGATTTAGCCGAAGGATTAAATCAGGCGTTAGAACGTCTTGAAATTTGCACCGTGGCTTATTCCGCCATAAACAAGTGCATCACCGATTTTAATAACCAAAATAGAAACCAAAAGGAAAACTAAAATGGAAAAAACACAAGCGCAAACCTTACTTGAAAAACTCACCGGCAATCTTAAAGATTCTGTGGTGTTAAATATTGCCGGCACGGATTTCACCTTTATTCGTGATAACAGTGCTTTCGATCAAATGATCAATGATATGGGCGAACGCAACAAAGTCACCCCATTCAAAGATTACTTGTTGGCAATCGTGGCACGTGAACAAAAAGCAGAATTACTTGAAATTATCAATGTGCCGGGCTTGGCAATGAAAATTGCAGGTAAAGTTAATGAAATCTTTGTACCGGAAATTGACATTACCGTAAAAAACTAACCGCGCGTGTGGAAAGCATTGAACGCAATGGTTTATCACAAGCCATTGCGTTGCGTATGCACTACTTACCACACGCCGATAACAGCGATCACAACCTAGCACGCGCCATATGGCTGCATAAACAATATTTTGAACAACAGGCAAACGCCGTGGCAAGCGGTATCGCCAAGGTATTTTAGGATTTAATTAATGGCAATTCAGGGGCTTGAATACATCATCAGCTTAACGGATCAACTATCAGCACCGCTTAAGGGCGTGATGAAAAGTATCGATCAATTAGGCAAACGTGGTGAAGATGCAATGAAACGCATCGGGCTAGGTGCTGCCGGTGTAATTGCAACGGGAGCGGCATTAAAAAGTGCGCTTGATCCTGCCATTGATTTTAATCGTGCTTTGAATGAAATCAAAGCAACTGGGCGGGACGAAAAAGGACTTAGCAAAATCACTGATTTCGCCCTTGATTTTTCCGCAACTTATGGCGGGGCAGCAACCGATGTAGTTAACTCAACCAATGAAATTGCCCGTGCTATTGACGGTTTAACGGATAGTGAATTAATCGCCTTTTCCAAAAGCTCAAATATCTTAGCTAAAGCTACCGGTTCTGATGTTAAAGCGATGGGTTCTTATATTTCCCAGTTATACGGCATTTTTGGTGATGAAGCGGCAAAAATTGGTAAAGAAAAATGGGTTGAGCAAATTTCAGCACAAGCCACCGTAACGGCAAATAAATTCAAGTCATCGGGCGAATCGTTAATGCAGGCTTATACCAATTTAGGTTCTTCTGCTAAAGATCACGGTATTAAAACTGCAGAGCAATTCGCCATTATTGGTAACTTGCAAAACGTATTTGAAGGTGGGCTTGCCGGGACAAAATATGCCGCATTTCTGAATGGTGCGGTAAAAGCACAGAAAAAACTCGGACTTTCTTTCCTTGATTCACAAGGAAAGATGTTACCGATTATTGATATTCTGCAAAAAATCAAAAGTAAATATGGTGAGTTAAATTCAGAAAATTTATACGAACTGCAAAAAGCCTTTGGGACAAAAGAAGCGGCGCAAGTCATCAATAATCTTTTGCCGAAAATAGATTCATTAAAAGCCGATATTGCAGAAATCGACAAAATGAAAACCCTTGATGATGCCATCGCAATATCAAAAACGGTGACAGATTCGTGGATGCGTTTTCAAGCGATTTTTCAAAATATTCAAATAGCCATTGGCACACAGGTTTTAGCAAAACTTGAACCGATTATGAACAGAATTGCCGATATGGGACAGGAATTTGTCAAATGGTTACGCACCTATAAAAATATCGCTCGTTGGATTGGCTATGTCGTGGGGGCATTAATTGGTTTCACCGGGTTAACCGCCGCACTCACCTTGATGAGTGGTGTTGTCTCTGCAATTGGTGTGGCATTCGCTTTTTTAATCAGTCCTGTGATGTTAGTTACCACCGCAGTGATTGCGTTAGGTGTTGTGATCTATAAAAACTATGCTGAATTTATGGAATTTATCGGCGGCTTTATTACCGGCTTTAAATTAGCGGGTGTCTCATTCGATCCTTTATTTTCTGCTTTCTCATTAGTATGGGGCGCGTTACAAAAAATAGGTGCAACGATTTGGCGCATTATGGGATTATTTAGTGGTGCATCCGATTCCGCATACACGTTCCAACAATTTGGTGTCGATCTGGGCTACGCATTAGGTGTGGTATTTAATACTATTTTTGATGTCATTGAGTTAGTGGCACACGGATTTAATTTTGTCGCAAATGTATTTGCTATTGTGACAAATGCATTAATTGAGGGTTGGACGGCAATTACAACACTTTGGGACAGCGATAAACCAATCGAAAGTTTCTTAAATATTGCAAAAGCATTAAGCAAAATTTTCTTAAAAGCATTTCGAGGTATCGTCAATTCATTTACCGAAGTGATCAACTTTGTTATCACGAAAGCTAATACCTTACCGGGCATCAATATTCCACTTATTCCGAAGTGGGAAGATCCGGATTTACCCCAAATTCCTCAAAATGTGACCGGGTTAAGCACATCAGTTGGTACACAAGTTCTACAAATGCAAAATCAATTTGGTGCATTGAATGCTATTCCAAAACTTGAGTTAAATCCAACACAAAAATTTGAATTAGGCGAACAAACTAAACCTCAATTAACAAAAATGCCTAATGGTTCTGTAACTAAAACACTGACACAAAATCAACACACAACCAAAAATATTAATTATGGTGGCGTAACCATTCACTCAAATAATGGTGAAAAAGTATGGCAAGAAATGCGCAATCGTGAACAACTTGCAGCGGGGTGATAAATGGAAAAACTTTATTTCGATCTGCTTATCACCGGTGAAGACATTACGTTAGATAGTGGCAATCAACCCATTATTTGTAATAACCGTATATCCATTGCGCAAGATATTAAGCACGCCATTTTAGAAAGCGGGCTTGCCACACAATTAATTGCCGAGCGATCCCGCATTTTACGCCGAGATATTATTTTGCAGATGGTGCTTTTGGTTGAAGAAGATGTGCGGTTGATCCCCGGTACGGTATCCATTATTGAAGAAAAATTAGGGCAATTATTCATCACTGCCGATACTTACGAATTTGGACGATTAGACGAATTGGAGTTACGTCTCAATGAGTGAAGATTTTAAACAAATGCTAGCCGAAAGCGGCTTACCAACGGAAGAAACGGAAATTCGACAAGAATTTGAACGTTTAACGGCTCAAGAAGGCTTAATCACCAATACGTCAAGAATGTCGCCATTTTGGCGTTTGGTCACGGCGATCGCAGTTAAACCGGTGAAATGGTTAACTGATCACCTGATTACGGAAATTTTGCCAAATTTATTTGTTAAAACCGCGAAAGACAGTTGGTTACAAATTCAAGCGTGGGCGGTGGGGTTAGATTTTAAACCGGCTACCAAAGCCGAGGGAGTAATCCATTTCACCAAAGAAAGTGATGTAACGGAACTCACCGTCAAAGCAGGGACGATTGTACAAACCGAACGCATTAACGATGTTATTTTCCGCCTTGTGGTGACCCAAGACACGGTGATCCCTAAAGGGGCATTACGCGGCCCTGTCCCCGTGATTGCCGAACAAGCAGGTGCAAATTATAACCTCGCCGCCGGTTATTACCGTATTTTACCGGAATCTATCTCCGGTATAAGTGCAGTCGAAAATTTAGAAAATTGGCTGACTTCACCCGGTGCAGATCGTGAAACCAATGATGAATTGCGCGAACGCTATCGCACCCAATTTTCAAGCGTAGGACAACACCACATTGACAGCGTTTATAAAGGAATGATTGCCAAAGTTGCCGGATTGTCGATAGATAGAATTTATTTTAAACACGATGCGCCACGTGGTCCTGCAACGGCGAATGCATATTTATTACTTGACACGGGCATAACCAGTCAGCCGTTTATTGATAAAGTCAATCACTATGTGCGAGACGAAAACAATCACGGACACGGCGATGATTTACTGTGCTTTGCAATGCCGGAAACAAAACATAATTTAACTTGTTCCATTTATTTTCATCCGTCAATTTTTGTCGGTGAGGTACGAAAACAAGAAATTTTACAACAGGTTGAAAATATGATCCGTTGCGCATTTCGTGAAAATAATAATTATAAGGTGACAAAAACTTACCCGTTTACCCGTTTTAGTTGGTCGAAATTAGGGGAAGAAATCCACGACAGCATCAACGAAATAGCCTCGATCGTGTGGGGGCAAGCAGATATTCAAAGCGAATTAACGATCCCACGCATCCGACAATTAAATGTCACTATTCAACGTTAAGGGAAAACAATGAAAATAAAATTACCCTTTTGGATGGATAAAGGCGAACTAAACAAAATCGCCGTGCTATTTGGTAAATGGTGGGATTATGTTTTAAGTGCGGTCAAATTTCCTTTCAATATTTTAGATGAAGAAAAATGTAGCGAGCGCATTTTAAATTTAATTGCCTATCAACGTGATATAGAACGTTTTGAGGGTGAACCCTTAGAATTATTCCGAAAACGGGTGAAATATGCCTTTTTGAATGCAAAAGATGCGGGCAGTAAAGCGGGGTTTATTCGTATCTTTGAACGATTAGGGATCGGCTATGTAGAAATTGAAGAACGTTTTGACTTAGAAAACTGGGATGTCATCAAAATTCGCTTGAGCGATTCACAGTTGGCAAAGAAAACCGAATTACTCAATTTAATCATTCGTAAATACGGCCGCACTTGTCGCCGCTACACTTTTGAAGTAATCACAAAAGAAACCGTGGCAATTTACCACGGCGAATTTAACCAAGATTACCAAAGTTTTTACGTGAAAGTGAATTAACCAATAATAACAAGAAGAGGTTTAATTTATGGCAAGTTTAATCACGCCACAGTTTGAACATTACATTGCCGAGCAAACTATCGCAAATGGTACAGTTGTGTTTGATGAATTTATTTTTGCCAATATTCCGGGCTTAAATGCAAATAATCTTGCACAACATTTAACAATGCCAGCAGCTGCACAAATCGTTCACCGCCAAGCCATTTCACAAAAAGGCGTTATCAATGAAAATGCGGTGGTATATTCCGTCACCATTGGCACAGACGTGGGCGATTTTGATTTTAACTTTATCGGCTTAATCAATAAAAGCAAAAATCTTTTAGCTGTTGCCGTGCAAACTGCACCGGTGAAAAAAACACGAAATAAAAATGCGATACAAGGCAACAGTATTACACGCAATATTCTTTTGGAATTTAGCGGCGCAAAATCCTTAACCGGCATTAATGTGTCTGCCGAAACGTGGCAAATTGATTTCACGGTTCGACTACACGGGCTTGATGAAAAAATCCGTTTAACCAATCGTGATCTTTATGGCCGCGCCGTTTTTTTTGATGATGGATTTTTAGTTAAACGAAAAACAGGCAATCAATTCACTATTCAATCGGGGTTGGGATACGTTGAAGGTGTGCGGATGAATTTGAACGCAATTCATCATCTCACCGCAAATAATTTGCCTTGTTCGATTTATGCTGACGTAGTGCATCATTGCACCGTAACAGGGGCATATGAAACAGAAATCAAATATCTCACGCAATCAAAAGCCGACTATATAGATACAGCAAATCGCCAACATTACGTACAGATTTTGGCGGATATTGACAGCCAAGGCAATGTCACCGACCGCCGATTATTGTCGCCATTTTTAGGTATTACCCCAAAAGATCTAGACGATACAACCATAAATAAAGCGGATAAAACGGGGCATACTCATAAGCTGCCAATTGCAAGTCTCGTTAAGCGGGGGATCGCTAAACTTTATTCGGGCTATGATTCTGACAGCGAAGAAATGGCAGCAACGCCAAAAGCCATTAAAGGATTAAAAGCATTAATTGATGCCGTTACGAAAAATCTTGGGAATTACATCCCAAACAGCAAAAAATCCTCCTCTGTCGGCAGCAATTCGGCGGAGACGGTAGCGACTTCAGCGGCAGTAAAAACAGCTTTTGACAAAGGCGTAACAGCACTGAATACCGCAAATAATGCAAACAACAATGCCAATGGGCGTGTGAGTAAATCAGGCGACACAATGACCGGCACACTTACCGTCCCGCATATTATTGTCAATGATGCCGGCAATAATAACAGTGTACAAGTCGGTGATGATGCAAAATTTCTTGATGTAGATATTGGGAATACGATTGGATTACAAGGTATAGGTGCACCAACCCGGGGTTACATCGCTTACGGTACAAGCAAAAAACGTTTTGGGTTTGACGGTACACTTTTTCGAGCGGAAAGTGCGATTGGTACAAATCATTATGGACACGGTAGTTATTCATCACAATATAGTACCAATGCGCCATTTGTAGTTGAAGCAAACGGGTCTGTTTCACGTGATACTTACCATCCGTTTATTAAGGGCAAAGTACGCGCCGCAGGTCAATATGGAACAGCATTTTCCCTTGGTTATACCACTAAACAAGGTTCCGGTGATGGCTTTGGTCGAGGAATTATCCATTTAATCGAAGATAACGGCGCGGAAAAGCATTGGGATTTTGAGCATAACGGTGATTTTCGGTCATCAAATGATGTAATAACCGGATCGGGTAACTCTCTGAATACATTACAAAATAATTATACGCAATTTGTGGGCAGTAATAGCTACATAAAAAGCCTGACAAATAACAATATTCAGCTGCGCTGGAAACCAAGTGGGAACGGGTTAGAGTTAAAAATAGATAACACTGAACTCGGCGGCATCCATTACTCAAACCGCGCTTATGTTGAGGCAACAGCCGGAAATTATGGCGGATTATGGATTGATAGACCAACTAATAATGACCGAATGTTGTTCGAAAGCAATGGTAACCGTTTTGCTTTCATTCGCCGCAATAGACAGTCAGGCAGTAATCACTATGTAATTTTCACACCGGAAAAAAATGGCACGGTAGCCTTATTAGAGGATTTTACCCAAAGCCTATCCGGAAACGGCTGGTGCAAGTTACCAAGTGGTTTAATTATTCAGTGGGGACAATCAACCTCCGGAAATATTTCGTTTCCAATCGCATTTCCAACAACCTGTTTTGTTGTTTCGCATTCTAAAACAGGGGGCGGAAGGGATACTAGAGTAGCAAATATATCAAGAACCGGATTTAGTTCTTATGCTACGGGAGACGTGGGAACAACTTTTTATATGGCAATCGGACGATAATAATGAGGATTTATGTATTTTTTTGACGAAACCATTAATGCTTTTTTAGTTGAAGGCATCCACAACATCCCTGAAAGTGCAGTTGCAGTATCAGAGGCGGAATATGACGACCTTATCGCCAAACGTGATTCCGGTTGTGTGCTTTATGTTTCAGACAGCAAAGTCAAAGCGACCCCGCCGCGCCCGTCTGCTGAATATGATTGGGACGGTAAAAAGTGGATTATTTCAAAGGATAAATTGACCGCACTTTTGGATGAACAACGCGAAACAATACGAGAAAAAATCAACGCCTTACGCGATGAAAAAATCAATGGCGGTGTATGGATTGAGGCAATAAACAAATGGATTGATTCAGATGCAACCGCAGAGCGTAATTTGTTGAGCGTGAAAGCTACCTTTGACCTGATGGGCGATAGCATACCTGCAATCGAGTGGACGTGTGCCGACAATAGCCAAATAATGCTTACGAAAGACAAATTGCTTGCTATTTGGCAGGCATTACTCGAGGCGAAAACCCACAATCACGCCAACGCCCTCAAGCATAAAGCGGCAATGGAGAAAGCCAAAAATCCGTTTGAATATGATTTTTCAACCGATTGGACAAAAACATATCAAGATTTTTTACAGGAGCAACAAAATGACTAAAACAACTAAAACGAAATTAAAAAATTACGCCTACAACGTTGTGATTGCGATTGATCAACTATTTAACGCATTCACTGGCGGTGGCGCGGATGAAACGCTTTCAAGCCGCACCTATCGCCGTGCCATATTAAACCCAAAACCCAAAAAACGTTGGCGTGTGTTATATCGTGTCATTAATGGTTTATTTCGTGATTCAACACATTGTGAAACGGCATATCATAGCGAGTTAAATCGCAAACAATATCCGGCTGATTTTGAAACAAATTAAAAGGCAGTTTGACTATGTGGCAACAACAAAAACTAAAATTATCCCCACAGGTTAAAACAATATTACAGAATGCACAAAAGGGGATTATTTCCCCTTTTTCTTTATCTGTCAGTGGCACGAAATTAGGCGTGCATAACTGGTCGCACGGGATCAAAGAAAAATCAAATCACTATTTATCACCCGAAAATGCAGTGAAAGCACTAGCGGCAAAGTTAGTGGATTACGCTGATCCGAACCGCCCAAAAGGTGTGCAGGATGTTGTCGTCATTATGGTGACAAATAGCAATATCGAGCAATTTATTGCCGACTTAGAAAAGGTGCGCGAACTTTTGCCCGAACCAACATTTAAACAAGCATTGGATTACGCGAAATCAAGCAAAGATTTACAAACCACAAAAATGGTGAAAACACCCACAATGGTAAATCCTGCTTTTTCAAATGGGGCAGATATTACACCGGGGTCTGCCCGCACAATGCAAGGTATTTTACGCAATGCCACTGCCGCAGCCGTTGCCGTACAAACAAAAGACCCTATGGCAGCCATTGAAGCACTAAAAAAAGCAAAAGCAGAAAGGGACAAACAAAATAAAGAAAAAGTCGAAAAAATGCTAAACACATCGGCGAATATCTATGCGTTTTCGGTTTCGGATTATCTCGAAATTGTCGAAAGCAAAATCAAAATTAACGTGCCGTCATCGGGCAATGTCTTCACCGCTTGTGTGATGTTTATCGGCACGGATTTAACCCATATTAAAGGAATGTTACAAAATGCCTAGACTACCACTTATTGCACAACGTCAATCACAACAAACAAATCAAGGCGCATCAGTACCGAAACGTAATCCCAGTGTTCAACTTGCATTAAACGGCACGCCTATTTATTTGCACAATATCTTGATGACCGTTTCCGTAAAACGTGAAGAAAAAGATATGAGCGGTCAAAAATCCAGTACGAAAAAATCCGACAAAGGTGTAAAAGCGAAAGAATTAAGTGTGACGGGTTTTATCCCCTACAACCACAAAGAATGGCTCACCCAATTATTCAATCTTGCGGAATCGGAAGACGGCAAGGGCGAGCAAAGTAAATATCGAGTTTCTTGCACGGTTGCCGAAGCGGTAAATATGCGTGAAGTACAATTTAGTGGTGAAGTCACCGCAACGGAGCAAAACGGGCAATTAGGTTGGGTGGTTTCTTTCACATTGCGAGAGGTCAATTCCGTTGCCGAGAAAAAAGACCAACGCAAGAAAAAACCAAAAGCCAAAGTTCAAAGTGAAAAAGCCCCAACCGCACAAAACACAAATAAAAGTGCGGTTGAAAATTCGGGTAAATCTGACGAAACCAAACAAGAAAAAGATGATAGCGTTTGGGCAAAAATTAATAATGCGATTGGTGACTAATGAAAGTAATTAAAACCTTTCTTCTTGATGGTGAAGAATTAGAACTTGCCGATGAACAAATTATTTTAGAACTAAATAACACCGGACGGGGTTTTGTGACCGTACTCACTGATAAAGATTGCGTGGGTAAAAGTGCCGTATTTGAAATGGGTGAATACGATCACTATTACAAATGGTTTGATGGCATCGTTGAACGGGAGCAAAGCGCGGAAAATGGCTATAAAAAATTGTTTATTCGGGAAAAAGTGGCGGTATTTGAAAAACCATTAAATTGCTCTCATCGCCATATCACCTTGCGTGATTTATGCGACTGGATTACAAGCCAAACACAAATTCCAGTAAGAGTACCGCAAGCGGATTATGCCGATACCCCAATTCCATTATTCACTCACAATGGCAGTGGTTATCAGCTTTTAAGCAATATTGGGCGACAATATCAAATCGCTGATTATATGTGGCAACAATCGCCCGATGGTTCGCTTTTTGTGGGTTCTCATAAAGATTCACGGTGGGCAGGAAAAAATATCGAGTTTGATGAAGGGATGACATTAACAAGCGGCAGCAACGATATGACCATTCCTATTACGGCTGCTATTCGACCGGGGGCAATCATCAATGGCAATAAAATTCAAAAAGTAGAATTACACGGCGATGATTATGTACTTTCTTGGGAAACGTTAGGCAAAGACGGTAAGCCGGAACAAAAAAGCCCTGAACGCCGTCAAATTGAAAAAACCTTCCCGGAACTGGCGGGCGGGTATCACTTACCAAAATATGCAAAAGTAGTAGGTATTGCCGATCCTTCAAGCGGTGGTGATATTTCCGATCCGTTTCGTCCCAAATATGCCGTAGAATTGCAATTACTAGATGAAAATGGCAACGAAGATAAAAGCGTGCCGGTTTATCCTGCTGTGCCTTTACCAGTAACAAGTACAGGATCACAGGGCGGTGATTTTGCCTTTCCCGAAGTTGGCACAATGGTTGAAGTTGGTTTTGCCTATGGGCGTAGCGATCAACCCTTTGTGCGCACTATGTTGGCACAAGGAAAAACCGTGCCGAGCGTTGCGCCGGGTGAACAACTAAAACAACAACGCCCTGAGGTGTACGAACGCACCGATGCCGCCGGCAATAAAATTCGAGAAACAGATCAGAAAATTACTGATAAATCTTTTGAACGTCATATTGAAACCGACAGTGAAGTAAAACAAATCGGCACATCGACAAAAACAGTTGATGCCGATAGCTCACAAACTATCGGTGGCAATAAAAGTACAAGTGTTTTAGGGAGCATTGAAGATACTACCGCAAGCAACCGAACAATCGGAACGGGCGGAACATTGCAAGAAAAAATTGTAGGATTAGCACAACGGGTTTCTGATGAAAAAAATAAAATCGTTGCACCGTTAAGCTATGTGGGATCGGAAGGGCAAAATATTTTTAGATTACTGGAAGAGACGATCCAATTATTAGGTGAAGTGGCAAGTGCAGTGGCAACTCATACTCATAACGGCCCGACACCAAATCAAGCAGCTACCTTTTCAGCACAATCCACCAAAGCTCAACAAATAAAAAGTAAGCTAACCCCAATCATTGAATAATCATTAATATAAAAATTACTGTATATCTTGACAGTGATTTTTTATCCCTTAAAATACTGTTTATAAAAACAGTAACAAAAGGGAAAACTATGAAAAAACTAGACATTCGTTTTACAAAAGAACGGGACAGCAAAAAAATAGCCAGACAGCAAAAAATGATTGCAAAATTGGAAGAAGTATTGCCAAAACGTATTGGTGAAAAATTTAAGGATGTTGATGTCAGAATCAGAACATCAAGTTCACAAGGATTTGATGTTTCAGGTTTTGATAAAGACGATAAGGAAAAATTTTTAGCATATCTTGAGGAGCTTTGGAATGATGATTCACTCCTTGACGGAATAGATGAATAA